ATCCCTTAACTGGATGACTGACGCTTTTGTTGATTTAGGACTTGAAATTGAAACAGCTAATAAGAAATTCAAAGACTGGAAGCAAGACCTTGTAAACGGATTATCGGATGCGATAGTGAAAGGTGAAGATTTAGGAGATGTCTTTTCTAATATAGCCGACCAGATTGCAGCAATGGTTATTAAAAAAGCAATTGTACAGCCAATTGTTACCTGGGGATTAGAAGCTGCAGGACTTGGTTCCGCACATGAAGGCGCTTATGTATCTCCGAGAGGACTTATTCAGGACTTGCCCTCTTATCACTCTGGCGGTCTTCCTGGGCTTGATAGAGATGAGACAATTATCAAGGCTCAAACCGGTGAAAGAGTATTATCACGGGACCAGAATGAGGCCTTATTGAGCGGCCAGCTTGGTGGAAATACAAATGTAACATTAATACAGGCAGTTGACTCTAAGTCTTTTCAGCAGATGTTAGCAGAAAATCGGGCCACTGTTACTCAGCTATCAGTTGAGGACATAATGAAAAATGGCCAGCTCAGAAAAGTATTAAAGCAGTATCTATAAGGTGATGATAATATATGGCACTACAAAAATTTGATTTTGAATATAAAAATGCTTGGCAAGATGGCATTAGATACAAAACATTAGTTACGCAATTTGAGTCCGGGAAAGAACAGAGACGTTCAAAAGGGGCAGCCCGGAAAGTTTTCAAGCTGCAGTTCGATAAGACAACCAATTATAATGATGATGCTCAGGAAATATGGGACTTCTTTCGCGCCCGAAAAGGCCGGTTCGAAAAATTCCTCTGGGATTACAAAAAAGCAGACGGATCTGTTGAAGAAGTAACTGTCAGATTTGATGAGGATAATCTAAGTCGGGAAGCGTTTTTGACTAAGGCTTACAGTTTTGGCTTGACTTTAATCGAGGTGATATAAATGGATAAAAAAATAAAAGATGCTTTAGGGTATATTAAAAAACAGAAAGAAAATATATCCAAAAGACACAAAGAACGGTGCAAAGGTGTAGAAGGTACTTGGGACACCGAAGGGCACGTTATCAAAAATGAATTAGAAGCTAGATATAAAGAATTGTCTATTATCGAAAAGAAATTAACGGGTAAAGACTGAGGTGATATAAATGCCTAAAGACATTAACACAACAATGCAAACCGAAAAAGATGCGGAACAAAATCAGCCGGTTGAGTTATACCAGGTATATCTTGATGAAGAAACATTATATCTTGCAAACCATCCGGAAAATATTGAGTTTTTTGATGAGAACGGCAATGCTCAAACATATTATGCAGCTGCATTAAGCCGGTCTAAGGTTGAAACTAATACCGACACGAAAGTCGATAGCACAAAAGTGCAGCTGGATAATGTTAATCGTGAAATGTCAGCGTACATTGCTAATACCGAATTTGTCGGGCGCAAGATGAAGATATGGAAAGTGTTCACCAATCAGCTTGACAGCCCCGATAATTACATCCCAGTTTTCGACGGTTATATGGATAAGCCGGAAATCAATCAATACAGTATGTCGGTAACGGTTGTAAGTAATCTTGACACACTCGATAAGCGGTTGCCCGGCCGGACTTTTTCTCCGAAGTGCCAGTGGGTGTTTGGATCCGAAGAATGCGGAGTTACAGTACCGACAAAATCGGGGACTATTGATTCTATAAGCGGAACTACAATTAATGATAGTGATATAACGGAAGCCGCTGATTACTGGAAGCATGGAACTATTGAATCTGATAATGAGAGCCGTGTAATAACTGGGTCCGGAAGTGGTTATGTCGAAGTAGAATATCCATTCACAACTGACATAGAATCCGGAGATAGTTACAATATGAAAGCGGGTTGCGACAAGTCATACGACAGCGGTCATGGTTGCACGTTTTGGAATAACACTCAATACTACGGCGGGTTCTTATCAATACCCAAAATAAGGGATATTAGAGAAGTATGAAAAATATTATAAGAAAATATGTAGGCAAAAAGTATAAGCATAATGGCAGAGAGGGTACCCTGGACTGCCTCGGTCTGGTTGTGTCTTTTTTGCGTGATAATGGAATTGAAATCCCGTTTGATGACGGTAAAAGAATAGACAAAAACTGGTACGAAAAAGAGCCACAACGGCTGGTTGAGGGGTTTGCACAGTATGGTAATGTAATACTATTCGAGAAGTTGCAACCGCTTGATGTGATTATATTTGCGCTTGACAAAGAGACACCAACACACATCGGAGTTATGGTCGATAATATGAAGTTTTTGCACATTGTAGAAAATAGTACAGCCAGATTAAGCAGAATTAAACACTGGAAAAAGTATTTTTACACAGCTTTTCGTATAGAAAGAGGGGGAAATTATGGGAGTAGGAGCAGTAGCAGGAGCAGTTATAGGTGGATTCGTCGGTGCTAACACAGCAGTAGCAGTCGGAACTGCAATTTCTGTTGGATTTTCACTCGGAAATGCTCATGATAATTACAAAGAAGCGCAGGAAATGCAAAAAGAGTTAAGTCAATCTCAGACGTATTCATTTGGCCCGATTAGAAATACGAAATCTCATGAAATACCTATACCGGTTGTCTATGGTCGTAATAGAGTAGCAGGAAATATTATATACCAAAAAGTTACTGGTGAAAAAGACCGGTATATGGACATACAAGTTGCACTCGGAGAGGGACCAGTTAATGCAATTACTGGCGTAAAAGCAGATGAAAATAGCATATCAGTTGACAAATATCTTGGTACCCGGTCGCAATCAGCAGACTCAGTTAATGACCAGGGGCAGACTTTCCCTTATATAGCTTATATATCCAAAACCCTTGATGCTGAAAAATTAGAAATAAGTGGGGCTCCGACAATTACGAGCATTATAGAAGGCCGTACAATTGAAATCTGGAACGGTTCTAGTTGGGTAACTCAATACAGTAATAATCCCGCTTATTGTATCCTTGATTTTCTGACTAACAGTAGATACGGCCTCGAAATTGACAATCAATATATTAATCTTGACAGCTTCAAAAATGTAGCTAGTTACTGTAACGAAGATGTTGACGGAGAAAACAGATTTGAACTTAATATGGTAATTGACAGCAGACGTTCAAGTCTTGACATTATACAAGATATGCTTTCTTGTTTCCGGGGATTTCTTATATACACTGACGGTGAATTAAAATTAAAAGTAGATGCTCCAGAAGCCCCGGTTCAATCTTTCGACATGGATAATATAATCGAAGATTCTTTTTCTTATAACAAAACTGGCAAAGACGAAAGGTATAACCAGGTAATTGTGAATTACACGGATCCGAATGAACACTGGGAAAAAATTGGAGCGCAATATTCAGATGATAGTGACATTGAAAAGCGGGATGTAATCAAAAAAGAGATTCCCTTGATTGGTATTAACAGATTTTCGCAGGCCGGAAGAGAAGCCCGTTTCTTTCAAAAGAAAAGCAAATATTGTCCGACATTTGTTTCCTGGAAAGCTGGAATTGACTCTATACATTGTGAAGTTGGAGATGTAGTTACAGTAAGTCATGATGTTCCAGAATGGACCGGCAAAGAATTTCGTATACTCCAGATTGCTGAAGCTGAAAATGATGAAATGGAGATAGTCGGCCAGGAATACAACGAAGCTATATACTCTGATGATGGGGTAGTGGAGCAAATTACGAAGGATAGTGATTTGCCTAATCCCTTTGAAGCTCCTGATAGTGTTACAGATTTGTCTTTAGTTGAAAACGCCGATGTTTTAGAAGATGGCACCTGGAGTCCGGGTATAAAAGTTTCATTTACTCAGCCCGACTATGTAATATGGGATTCTGCTTACATATATATTAGTAGTGATGATGGAGCAACTTGGGATTTTATTACTAATATAAGTGATACAGAATATACTATTAAACAGCTCCCACCAGATACTTATAAAGTTAAAGTGGTATCTAAATCTAAACAGGGCCGAAAAGAGGACTTTGGCACCGCCAATACTGGCCAGATTACGGTTTCCGGCAAAGATGCAAAACCCTCTGATGTCAACTGGGGAACATGTGATTTTGATAGGACTATCATTTTACGCTGGCAGCCGATAACTGACATAGACCTCAAAGCCTATGAAGTGCGTACAGATACTAATTTTGGCAATGATGATGCCGCACTGGTTTACCGCGGTGATGGTCTCGAACATGAAAAGCAGAATCCCCAGCAGAGAACTTATACATTCTATGTGAAAGCTCTGGATTGGTCAGGAAACTATTCAGCTAATTATGATGAAATAACACTCAATAATTCAGCTCCCTCTGCACCGAATTTAACAGGCGATGATATAACTGAGTTTTTTGAAGCCGTCAAAATACATGTACCTTCTGTTAGTGATGCTAACGGATATAAAGTATACATAACACCGTCGGATGGTTCAGGTAATGCTACCGATCCAACTGAAATAATTCCATTATCTACTGCTCAAACTATTAATTATGACTTAAATTCAGGCGATTCTGTATTAATCAAAATTGGCTCTTATGATAGTTTGACATCGATTATGGATGATGAAAATATATCAAGTGAGTATGAAGCTACCGCGAAAATGATAGAGAATCTGGCTCAGTTTGCTCAAGATATCAGGCCACCTAAAATCGTTAACAGTTTGCCTGCTTTACCTGACTCTGATTATCCGGTTGGCTCAACCGTGGTCTTAAATGATGATACCAGTGCCGACCATGGCAAATTATTCAGGAATGTTGATGGTAGTTGGAGTTCTGCTGTGAAAACTGTTGATCTTTCTGGACAAATACAGGAAGGACAAATAGCCAGTGATGCTATAACACAAACTAAAATAGCTCAAAACGCTGTTGACACTGCTCAAATAGCTTTAGAAGCCATAACTTCTGAAGTGATAGCAGCAGGAGAAATAACTGCAGAAGAAATTGCCAGTCAGGCCGTAGAATTATCTAAATTCGCAAGTGGAATCAGGCCTGTACAGATAGTTGCGGGGCTACCCGCTTTAGCTGACAGTAATTATCCCCCTGACTCTGTAGTGATTAATAGTAATGACGGAAAACTATATAGAAATGTGAGTGATTCGTGGACTACAGAAGTGCCGTCTGATGACTTAACCGGTCAAATTACAGAAACTCAAATTACAGATAATGCTATCAGTACACCGAAGTTGTCGGCAGAAGCTGTCACAGCAGCCAAAATTGCCGCAGCTACCATTACTTCAAGTAAAATAGCTGCAGACACTATCGAGGCAGGTAATATTGCTGCAGGGGCAATTGATGTTGATGAGCTGGCAGCTAATGCTGTTGTGTCTTCAAAAATAGCAGCCGATGCAATTGTAGCTGAAAAAATTGCAGCAGGTGAGATTGATACAGAACATTTAAAAGCAAGTGCTGTAACTGCTGCTAAAATAGCGGCAGGGGCTATTACAGCAAGTGAAATAGCTGCAGATACCATTACAGCTTCTGAAATTGCTTCCAATACAATAACTGCCACTCAAATTGCAGCTGAAACTATAACAGCTGCTGAAATTGAATCCGGAGCAATAACAACAGATAAATTAGAAGCTTTGGCTATAACTGCTTCAAAGATTGCAGTTAATGCTATAACATCGGGCAAAATTACTGCCGATGCTATAACTACAGCAAAAATAGCAGCCGGAGCTATAGGCGCTGATGAAATAGCAGCAGATGAAATACTGGCCAAGCATATAGGCTCTAATGAGGTTATAACTGAGACTGCCAATATTAAAGATGCTATTATTGATGATGCAAAAATTGCTAATTTAGAGGCAGATAAACTTACAACAACTAGAGCTAAAATCCAATCAGCACAGATAGATAAAATACAATCTGAACAAATATATGTAGGAGATCAACCAGCAAGTATTATCAATCCCAAACCAGAAGACGCACAGTTATTCCATTTTGATAGAAGTTTAATAAGCACAGATGGT